GGCATAAACCCTCTATCTCCCTAAAGGGAGTAACACGGGAGATTGAAGTAGAAACAAAATATTTTAAACCAACCAAAAAAAAAGCAATGAAAAAATTTCTTTTAATATTATTAATGGGCCTGATGTTTTTTGCATCCAACGCTCAAAAAATTCTTTCAGTAAATGGCAGCGAAAACAGCGGCCATACCATTAAAACAACCGACAGCGCCTATCATTATGTTGACAGTGTTGTGATATCAGCCAATGAAGCCGGCATCATTGAAGTAAGCGTTATCGGATTTTCGTATGATACTGCGTACAGCGTTACCGGTGTGCAAACGGTGCGGTACAATAAACACAGGGACACATTAACGATGGGCACTCCCACAGATGTATTAGCAAAAGAAACTGACACAGTTTTAGGTTCAGCAACATTTGATTTGATATCATCCGGGAACAAGATCTATGTGCGAATAAAGGGCAAACTTAATTATACTATGCGATGGCTAAGCATTGTGAAACGAAAGAGTGTATTTGAATAAATTTTTATTCCAAAATCTTATAAAAAAACTTTTCTAACCAAAAAAAATAATTACCCGATGAGCTACTCATTTAAAAATTTAAGAACACCACAAAATTTAAGCGTTCGCGGTGTTGCAGAATATGCATTGCTTGCGCCGAAAAGCTATTTTGAAGTTAACGGAATAAAAGCGCCTGTTGGGCCTTTTATTAACCAGGGCGACATGATCACCATCACCACGCCTCACGTATTTACAGCCGGCATGGGCTTCCTGTATTTTCAATTAGCGCCACAAAAAAACCAACTGGATAGTGAGACCACGGGAGACCGCGGCCTGCAATCTATCATCAGCGGCATTGATATATTTGTGCCCGGCAGTTATAAGGAAGTACATGAGCAAATGCAAAATCTTTTGAACGTTCCATGTATAGCGATGCAAAAGGATGCAAGCTGTCCGGATAATTTAATTTATCAGTTGGGCTGTGATTGCAATTTTGCGTGGCTTAACTGGAAGTTTACAACCGGTACTACAAAAGATGGCGTAAAGGGATTTGCAGTAAAAGTTGATTATGATGGCGCCATACAATTTTACAATGTAGCAGGCGGACCAGAACTAATGGCTGATTAGAGATCCAATTCCCTATAAAACACACCTGTAACCAAGATCCCCTGCAATTCTGCGGGGGATTTTTTTATTTAAAAACCTCACCCCTAACCCCTCTCCTTACGAAGAGGGGAAAAGCATTATCTTAGCGGCGCGAACAGTTTTACGAATAGCCCAACCACCTTATGGTGGCTGGCACGGCATTGTAAGTATGCCATGGCTATTCGTAGCTGTTCGCCTGACCAGCCACTACTTTTATGGGTAAAAAAATTAATGACCAGGGGGATCTTGAAGATGATGAAGAGAACCTTGATGAGGATATAAGAAAAGCACAACAGAAAGAATTAGCGGAGCTGTTGCGGATGCTTAATAAAATAAAAAGTTTTCTGTTGGAATATTATAAACCGGTTGAAGATCTTACGGACCCGGGTGCCATACATTTAAGCACTGCAGAAATACATCAGCAACTTTATTCTTTTTATCCCACACAGGAATTAACAGCATCACTGGTGGCCAGTTGGCTTAATGCTGCAGGTTTTAAATTCTATGATTTTGGTATGATGAGATTTGAATGGATGCTGAAAAAAGCGTAATTTTAGTATCTACATAAAGCAGGAGAATCACCTGGGTAAAAACTGATAACATTACAATGGCAAAAGAGTTCCCACGTTTTTTATTTAGCAAGCGCACCCGTGTAAAACATCCGGGAGCATGGATCGTTCATACACTCCCGCCACAATTTATTGCAAAAGCTTATTTAGATTTTGATGAAGTACCGCAGTTAGATTTGTTGCAGGTTTTTAGTCCGTTGGTGCCTGCAACTGATCGCACTGTTACTGATGCTTTTGATGCGATGAAGAAATGGTTTAATGCGCAATTATTATCAGGAGATATTCAGATTTAATTTGTCCTTTATCAGGCGCACGCCTGCACCTATTTTGCATGAATGCTGGAAACATTACGTGCATGGCTTAATGGAAAAAGAGATTATAACACCGGTGTTGCGCTGTATGCACAATTAGGGGCCAATAAAGAACTGCTTGCACTTTTAAAAAAAGGTGCCAATGAATTTCGGGAGAAGCGCCTGCATGAAGAGTTATTAATAATTTGTAATGAATTAAAATCAAAAAAAAATGGCAAAACAATATTACCGGAAACCTGTATGGATAAAGGCGCTGCCGGAAATAATAAAAGCACTGGAGAACCAAAGAGCGATAACAGAAATGGGGAAGTGGGGACCATTAGAGCAACCGAAACCGAGAAGACCATTGACAATAATGCCAGATCAATTATTTTGGATCGCTCCACCTCCAGTAGTAATCTTCCCGTAAACTTAGAACTCTACAACGCCTGCAAAGCAGCCGCTGATAAGAAGTACAAAGAAATAATGAATTTGCGTACCAGGCTTTTTATTCTTGCTGAGCCTGATGAATTTTCCAATCCAAATACTGCAGAAAAAATAAATGCAAGAAGTAAACTTGCATTAGATGTTGTGCTTGGCCAACATGAATACTCACGCCTTTATGATGTTGCTGACTTTGTAAAATTACATGGCCGCCTTCCTGATCAGGAAGAAGGTGATGAAAATATTGAGCCTGTTATCCCGGATCATCTTGTAAAAGAAAAATTAGATAATGCACGCAAAGCTTTTAATAAATTAAAACGCAGAGAACAAACACCGGCGAGAGTTGCATTGCTGCAGCAACATACAATAAACATTGAAAAACTTTTACCACGATGGCGTTCGTTACAACTAAAATAAATGAGAGCGTGCAGGATGCTGCAGACTTTATTAATGCATCCGGAGAGTGCGCTGATTTTGCTCACCGGCACAAACGATGAGCCTGGATCTGTTTAATAAATCAAAAATTAAAATGCTCGATCGATGAAAAAAGATGTGATAAAAGTATTGGAAGAAAAGCGTGATCAGATTGCAGCCGGAACAGAAATGATTGTTGCTAAAACCCGCGACTGGCAAGTGATTGTCGCGTACATGAATAACAGGTTTAATGAGATAGACCTTACACCTGAGCAGCAGGAAAAATTAAAACGATATCAATACATCCACGCAGAATTAAGCAGCTTTAAATATACAGAGCAGGAAGTGATCATCCAGGTGATGAATATGTTTGATGTGAAAATTGTGCAGGCTTACGAAGATCTTAATTCCACCAAAGAAATATTTTCGAAAGTGCTCAGCATTAAAAAAAGATTTGAACAAAAGATGCAGTACGAAGCCGCAAAAAAAGTGTTGCACAAATGTGAAGAGCTTCAGGATTTTAAAGCGTATGCTGCGGTGCATAAAAATATTGTGTTGTTGCTTAGAGATATTCAGGAAGAGGAAGATAATGCCGGAGAATTATTTGATGGCCATACTTTTGAAGTGGTTGTTGATCCGCGTTTGATAGGGGCTCCAAAAGTTGATAGAAAAGCTGTGTTGGATGCTATTAATGCAAAGAGATCCAAAAAAATAAATGCATCAATTTTTGAAGACATCGATCATGAAGATGTGAAATAATTTCTATGAAAAAACAAATGCATTATAATGTTCCGCAAGTAAGGAGCATGATGATTGCGGCAGCGATTGAATACATTGTTCACGGTAGAGGCACCGGTAAAACTGTTGGGCCACTGGCATACAAAAGCGTAAACAAATATGTTAGGACAATGCCACGCGGCACTCACGTGATCCTGGGTGCAACTTACACACAGGTACTTACAAGAACTTTAAAAGAATTAATTCGCGGATGGCAAATGCATGGTTATGTTTATGATCATCATTTTATTGTTGGCAAAAGGCCAACTGATAAATGGAAGAAGATGTGGAAGTGGAAAGGACCTTATGCGCCTCCGGAAGATTATAAAAATTATATCTGTTGGTGGAATGGTGCCATCAGCCAAATCGTTAGCCAGGCTAATCCTGGATCCTCGAATGGTATGAGCATCGATTCAATTATTGGTGATGAATTAAAACTTATAAACAGAGAAAAATTTCAAACAGAATTGTTGCCGGCAAATCGTGGGATCATTCCTGCGTTTGCAAATAATCCTTATCATCATGGAATGACTTTTACAACCGATATGCCTGTTGGCACTGCAGGCCGGTGGATATTGGACATGAGAGATAAAATGGATAATGAAAAAATTAATGAGGTGTGGAAAATGCTTGCAGTGCGGTATGATATCACAAATGATATTAAAAAAGAAACGGATAAAAAAATACTGAAGGAATTAAATAATGATTTGTTCCTGGTTGATGATGAGCTTAACGAATTACGCAAAGGATTGCTTTATTATCATGAAGCTTCAACATTGGCAAACATTGATGCGTTGGGCCTTGATTACATTAAAGAGCAATTGAGAACATCAACACAATTTCAATTTGATACACAAATTTTAAATATCCGTCCATTAAAAATGGAAGATGGATTTTACCCGGACTTTGACGAAGAGGTGCATGGTTATTTTGCAGAGAATGAAGATTATTTTACTAACCTTGAATATGATCCCTTCTCCACTGTATTGGATTGCAGGAAGGATAAGGACCTTAATACAAACGCTCCACTGCATATTGGCATGGATTATAACAGACGCATACATTGTATCTCTGTTGGGCAGGAGACGGCTAATGAGGTACGTTCTCTCAAGGGCATACATTGTTTGTACCCGGAGAAGCTTAAGGATGTAGTAGAGAAGTTCTGTGTGTACTATAAGGCACATAAACGTAAGCTGGTGTACTATTGGTATGATCATACAGCAGTGGGTGATCAGCATGAGACACGGATATGCGATGATGTGATAGCAATACTACGTAAGCATGGATGGGTAGTTATTCAAATGTACATTGGCCACCAACCAGGGCATGAAGAGAGATACAGGATGTGGGGAGATTTGCTAACGTTTAATGGTAAGTATAAGCAAGCGTATAAGATCAATAGAGAGAACTGCAATAAACTAATACTCTCAAAATGCCAGGCACAGGCAGAGCAGCGTAAGGATGGCTTTGGCAAGGATAAGAAGAGTGAACATGATCGTAACTTTCCTGCCGAAGAATCTACTCACTACACTGATGCCGAGGATACATGGGTCTTTGGTATATTGGAATCTAAGATGAGCTTCAGCACTGGGTCTGGTAGTGGTGGTAGTATTATACTTGGGTAATGTTGGGTGTTGCTTCGCCCGGGCTTTCCATTACTATCTCTCACTGCGTTCAAGGATATACATTACAATCCCTAACACAAACAACAATGCAACATGGTGGCTTCGCCTTACATAGGGGATACCTCGGGCTACGCCCAACGTAGGGAGGCGTTTCCGACATCCTGTCATTTTGTCTTAGCGAACGTAGGGAGGCGTTTCCGCCATCCTGTCATTTTGTCTTAGCGTTTGCGACAGCCTGTCATATTTGCCTGCCATTTTGTCTTGGCGTGCGCTCTTACCCCTTTGGGCGGGGGCTCGATTCCAGTTTACGAAAACGAAGTTTTGAAAAAAGAAAAAAATAATCGTTTGAGCATCAATGGAATGCGTAAAAATAGAGCGAAATAGGCAAAATAACTGTCCTAAAATTTGCATAATATATTTGTCCTTTTCACCTCCCCACAGCTAATTTACTTTAGCCGAATGGCATTAACCTTAAAAGAAGCTATACAACTTTTAGAATCCGGAGACTGGTTAAAACACCTGCGCTTTATCACTGCAGATATAAACAAACGTGTCGGCGGCAAGGTTGTAGAATTTAATAAATGCAGAATTGCCAGGCATCAGGACACACCAAAATCAACCAGCAGTACTCCTGCACCCGGCAGATATGCATCACGTATAACACGGGATCCTCAGCACAGTACCCATTTCACACGTAATATTGAATTAGCTAACCGCGAGATCCGCAAAGTGCATCCAATTATCATTACCCACATAAACCACCAGTCTATCCTATGAACGAGTACTACGACGGCCCGGTAACCTATTTAGAACAAAGCGAAAGCGCAGTATATTTCTCCCGTGAAAGCGTTACTGCCGGTACATTTCAGGCAAACAGCCAAAAAAACGGAAGTGCAGATTCTACAGCGATCATCATTCGCAAACTGCAAAGCCAGATAGATCTTGCTTATTGGGGAGAAGATAACCGGTTTCCTCAAAATATTGTACGCCAAATGGCTTACTGTGGCATTGGCCAGTACGGGCTTGATCGTAAGGCCCGCAAACTGTGGGGCAATGGCATTATTCCCGGAAAAATAACCGGCTACGATGCTAATGGCACAGAAATATTTGTTCCCTTAAAACCTCAAAAAAATTCACCGGTATACAAATATTTCAACGACCGTAAAACACTTCGTTTTTGGCTGGAATATCTACAGGATTGGGCATGGTTCTCCAATTGCTTCCCCGAAGCAATTCTCAGCAAGGATTGTAAAACAATTACCCACTTCGCACACCAGGAAAGCTGCGATTCCCGGTTCAAGCAAATGAATGATGCAGGGAAAATTGAATACATGTTCCTCTCAAAAATTTGGGGCCTTTCACGTGATCAGTTTGCAACATTCGACCCAGATAAAGCCATGAAGGGCCTGTACACAAATCAGGAAAATTTTAGCGAAATAGATAATAAATATATCAAGAAGCTTGACTGCATCGATATGTACGATCCGGTTAACAGCCTGAAGGAAATTGCAAAAAAATTAAAATCAAAATCGGGTTTAAAATCTGCAATTCTTCCCGTTAATTATCCTTCACCAAATAAAACATATTACCAGGTGCCGGTATGGGATGGAGCACGCCTGGGCGGTTGGGTTGAGATTGCATGTAAAGTTCCGTCACTCATTAAAACGCTTTACAACAAAGCATTTAAAATAAAAAATCACATCGAGATCCCATCATCTTACTTTCCTGAAAGATTTGGCGAAGAAGCCTGGGCAGCAATGAAGGATGACGAAAAAATCAGGAAGAAAAAAGATGTGCTCAAAGAAATGGATGAATTCCTCTCCGGGGATAAAAATGCTTTCAAAACATTCGTAAGCATATTCCAGGTTGATAATATAACCAAAAACGAATACGCACGCATAAAAATCACGCCGATAGAAGATAAAGCAAACATCGATAACGATATTATTACCGGCTCTGCAGCTGATACTCAAATATTAATTGCGATGGGCCAGAATCCCACTATTTCAGGCGCAGGTAAAGCAGGATCAGGACAGCAACGCAGTGGCGGATCAGATATCCGCGAAGGCGACCTGGTAGAAACTTCAGTGCTAAATCTTGAGAGAAATGTTTTTATGGAACCGCTTTACCTCATGCGTGATTTTAACCGCGAAGTAGGTGGTATTAGCGAATGGAGCGAAGATCTTGTCTTCCGTGTTCGTGATACCGTATTAACCACGCTGGACACCGGTGCCGGAACAAAAAAAGTAGTTAGTTAAATATTCTTTGCCTTCTCCCCTCTCCTTTGGAGAGGGGCCGGGGGTGAGGTTAAATAAAGCACACATGTTATTCAAAGACAAAAATAAACTCGCCGAATATGCAGCCATTGTTGGCACAACAAATTTTGCGGCCGTAAAACCTACAATCGAAACTGTTGAAGAGCAGGAGCTCGTTCCCTGGATCGGAGAAGAGCTGTATGATTACATAAATAGCCAATACACAGATGCAGCCAATGAAGATGCATTAGAAGCTCCTGAAAAAGATCTGCTGCATAAATGCCGCCGCGTAATTGGCCCCTTTTTATGCTATTATTTCGCTCCTAAAAGCGATGTGCAGCTTGATGAATCAGGAATGCGCCGTAATGAGACCGGAACTGTAAAAACAGCCTTCCAGGAACAGCGGGAAAACTTTTTAGAACAAAATTTAAAAGAAGGCGAGCTCGCTGTTGAATCATTACTCCAGTTTCTCGAGAAAAATAAAGCCAACTATCAAACATGGGTTGAAAGCGATTCATTTAAAAAATACCGCAAACTTTTTATAAAAACAGGCAAAGAATTTCAGAACCTGTTCCCATCGGCCAGTCCCTTCCGCAATTATGCTGCAATGCGGCCTAAAATGATGGAAGTAGAAGAAAATATCATCAGAAAAGCCCTCGGAAACGTGCTTTTTGATGCCCTAAAAACCAAAGATGCAACCCAGGAACAGGGCTTTTCTGACGGCGAAAAAGTGCTGCTGGAAAAAATAAAATTAGCCATCGCCCATTTAACAGTAGAGCAGTCAATTCCTTTCTTAAATATCCGCCTCGACGGCAGCGGATTTACCGTTGCAAGCACTTCCCGAACAACAAATAACCAATTAAGCAGCAGAAATGCTGCTCCCGATAATGCAGTAAGCCTTTTACAAAAAAGTTGCGAGAGATCCGGCGCTATTTGGATAGCAAATACAAAAAATTATTTAAATGATCCTGAAAATGCCGGCGTATTCACCGGGTGGCCGATAGCAGTAACAAAAACAAAGTGTACCGATGAAACGGATCGGAATGGTGCAGGCGCTTATGGTTTTTTATAAAAAATAATCTCCTCCGTTTCCCCCACCGGGGGATAGGGGGCTTCTTTTGCATTTGTCCTTTTTAAAAAAGTAAAATAAAATCATTTTTGAAAAACCATGCCAACAGTAGTACTTCCTAAAAAAGTTAATGAGCTTGATCCGCTTCCGGATTTTGAAAATACAAAGTTGCTTGTTGTTGCAGATCCTGTTACCGGGAAAAGTTACAAAGCAACAATGGCGCAGCTTAAAGGTTTGTCCAGGGAAAAAATAATTTTTAATAACGATGGCTCATACACATTACCTGCCGGAACCTTACTAATAAAATTAATCGTAATCCTCACCGGAAATTTTCTTTTAAACATCGGCAATTCAGCCGGCACACATGAAATCTTAGAAGACTATAAAATAGTTGATCAGGATGTAATCGCCATCGACATTTTCGCATTAACGCCCCGCAATATTTATTTCAGCGGCATCACCGGTAACGGCCCAGTAACAATAATTTTTATAAAAAGTATCGAATAACCATGAAAAACTGTTTCGCAAAAACATTCGCAAATATCTTCTCCATTTCCTTCCCCCTCAGGGGGAAGATAGAAGGGGGTTTCTTCCTTCGCACAACTTTCTTATTTCTTATTTCTTATTTCTTATTTCTTATTTCCGCCACAGCCCAAAACGGCGGCCAGTTCAACAAGTTAATTGTAAAGGATAGCTTTAAGCTTGGCAACACCTGGTACACCACATTTACATTTGGTGGCGGCATCACTGATACAATTCCCTTGCACGATGAAATTTTTGCCCGTGCGCTGGATAATGCAGTTGTGCATCTCTCCGGCACCGAAACCATCACCGGCATAAAAACATTTTCGCAATCACCAAAAACAATTGCACCGGCTGCAGGTGACAGCTCCACAAAAATCCCGACAACAGAATGGGTGATGAAACAAATTGCCAATGGCCCAACCATTGATGTTTCCGGAAAATTAAACAAGAGCGATAGCAACACTATTTATTATCCCGCAAGTAATCCACAGCATTTTCTTACCACGGCAAACGAAACTGATCCTACAATACCTGCATGGGTAAAATCAATTGCTAATGGAACGGCAGTAAATCAATATCTTGGCTTTAACGGCAGCGCCTGGATAGCACGGCAGATACAATTTACAGACATTGCTTCGGTAATGAGCTTCCCTTATGTTGCCAATAGGTTCCTTAATGGCTATGGCGCATTTACGCCATTAAACACTGACAGTGTACCGGAAGGGCCTACAAACAAATATTTTACAAATGCCAGGGTAGCAACATACGGCGATGCACATTATTACCCACTCTCATCAAATCCTGCAAATTATTTAACGGGCACACCATCGGCTCTTACAAAAACAGATGATACAAATGTTACTTTAACGTTAGGTGGCACACCATCAACATCTTTATTACAGGCTACATCTTTAACGTTAGGCTGGACAGGGACGTTAGCAGATGGAAGGATTACCTCGGCATCAAATTGGAATACAGCATATAGCTGGGGAAATCATGCCGGACTTTACAAAGGAATTGCAGATAGTTCTAATACGGTAAGTGGTTTTACTTCTCTTTGGCAAAATAGTTTAAAACAAAATCAATTATCAGGCACAGGCTATGCAAAATGGTCAGGAAGCACACCATCATACCTAACACCAACACAGGTAACTGCTGATCTAAATTTATTTTCTTCAACGCTTAAGGGATTAGCTCCTTTAAGCGGTGGCGGTACTTCCAATTTTTTACGTGCAGATGGTACATGGGCTGCGCCGGGTGGAGGAACTTATACCGGCATTTATTCAATAACAGATTCAGCTAATAAATTAAAACTCAAAAACGATCTTCCAATAATACCAATAAGGAATGTATATGGGACTCTTAGCGATAATATTCCGCAATGGCTGAAGAATTCTGTAATAGATATGACAGGATTTTCAGATGGTGATTTACCAAAATTCAGAGCATTAGATTCTACCTTTATAAAGTTTACGCCTAATTATTTAACTGGCACACCATCTGCACTTACAAAAACAGATGATACAAATGTTACTTTAACGTTAGGTGGCACACCATCAACATCTTTATTACAAGCAACATCTTTAACGTTAGGCTGGACAGGGACGTTAGCAGATGGAAGGATTACCTCGGCATCAAATTGGAACACAGCATATAGCTGGGGTAATCATGCCGGACTTTACAAAGGAATTGCAGATAGTTCTAATGCAGTAAGTGGGTTTACTTCTCTTTGGCAAAATAGTTTAAAACAAAATCAATTATCAGGAACAGGCTATGCAAAATGGTCAGGAAGCACACCTTCATACCTAACGCCAACACAGGTAACCGCTGATCTTAATTTATTTTCTTCAACATTGAAAGGGTTAGCGCCATTATCAGGAGGTGGCACTTCCAATTTTTTACGTGCAGATGGTACATGGGCGGCTCCGGGTGGTTCAATCCCAACTCTTTCTCAGGTGTTAAATGTCGGTAACTCTTCAAATACAAATCCAATTGAGTTACAAGCTCCAAGTTATTTAAGACTATCAAACGGAAGTGGGGATGGGGTAAGGTTTACAGGCAATGGGCAAAATAATATTCAAGTGTCTGATGATGCAGATGCTCACTCTGCAATTTTAGATTTTTCTGTAGTATCGTCAACTAAAACAATAAAGTTCCCAAATGAAAATGATACTCTTGCAACAAGAGGCTTTGCAAGAAGTTTGGCAGGTGGCGGTGGTTCAGCTCCCACTATACCAGCAACACAAATCGCATTCGGAAACGGCGTAGCATCTTACACCTCTTCTCCTGGGTTTATTTACGATACAACAGCTAAGGTATTTGAAGTAGATTTTGACGGACAAATGAGAATGGAGATAGTAGATTCCAGTGTGACTTATAATGCTACGACAGACTTTAGAATCCAGAACTATAGCGGTAATCCTGTCGCAGATTTTGTATCAGATGCCAATAATTTCGTAATATATCTTGGAGATGTAAATAGTACAGCCAATCAAACGCTATTACTAATAGACGATCAAAATAAAAAATTACAATACACGGGAGGAACTGGTAAATACTTAAATCTTGATCTTGCCAGCCATCGGTACGATATAGGAGATATAGATTCATCATTAAATAATACAAATATTCTTATAAATGACAGCTTAAAAACAATTAAATTAAATGCTGTTAATGGTGTAACCGTTTCTAATAACATTCAATCTAATTCAACCACCAACACCTTTCAAACATTAACTGACGGAAGCACAATTACCATGAATGTAAACAACGGCATTACAGCACAGGTAACCATAGCAGCAACGGGAAGAACATTTGCCTTATCTAACCTCCCATCAGGAAAAGCCATGTTTATCACCACTAAGATCATTGAAGGTAGCGGCGGCTCATTCACAATAACTACATGGCCCACAGGAGTTAAATGGAAGGGAGGCACAGCACCTACATTATCTGCGGCGGCTGGCTCAGTTGATATTATTGCTTACTTCTGGGACGGCACTAATTTGTACGGCACTTTTGGAAATGATTACAAATAAAAAAACAATGAAAAAATTACTTATCATCTTATTTATTACCCTTTCCTGCAAAAGTTATGGGCAGGTACAGTTTTTTATGCTGCAAAAAGAGAGTACGGTGGCAGCTATAGATATTACTTTCTCATCGGCTTCTACTTCATTAACAAATACAGCGAAAGTATTTACACCAAGCAGTTTTAACAGTTCATTTGGTCATGAAGGGCTTGATACTAAGAAACTTCCATCAGGCGTAACAGGAAGAATATGGTTTAAATATGTAGCAACAGGTGATGCAGATGCTATATTAGGATTTTCAACTACTTATGCACTAAGAGATTATAATCTAATGTTAGCGGGTATATATGTAGGAGGTGCTGGAGGTAATCCTGTTGGTAAATCACAAGGAGGTGCAGGTTCAAATATAAGCCCCGGTGTAAATGGTATCGTAGGTAACTATTATGGTGTTTATAGAGATGGAAGTTCAGGACAGATAAGATTTCAGACAAGCACAGATGGAACAACATGGACAGATTTAGAGATTTCGTCAGCTACATCAACAGCAGATTTATTTATTGTGTGTGATTTATATGGTGCATCATCTACTAAGTTATCATTTCCAAAAGGTATAAATATTAAGGCAGATTCAGTTTATAGCTATGTATTTATTGGCAATAGCATAAGTTATGGTGTTGGTGCAAGTGATACAGCTCATAGGTGGACAACATTATTTTCATCATCCAAAGGTAAGGTTGAAGTAAATATGGGTATAAGTGGACAGGTCCTTGAAAACGGAACAGTTTGTAGCCGCACAGTATTTGATGAAACAACAATACCTGCTTATATTTCGCAAACAGCATTAGTTATTGCGCTTGGTGTAAATGATGTAGGGCTTAACAATGGGACAATGACATCTTCTGTATACCAAACAACATTAGATTCTATTGTGGGTTATGCAATATCAGCTAAGGGGTGGAATTCAACAAAAATAATTCTTCTAACGCCATTTTATATAACAACAACGGGATATAGTTCTTTTGTTGGCAGCTGTTCAGTAACAACAGCCGCCGACACAACAAGACATCAGGCTTATTCAACAGCAGTTATTTCCGTCGCAACCTCAAGAGGTACACAGTCTGTTGACATTTATACATATATGAAAAATACATCTGGCATAGATACGATGATAAGCAGTGATGGCGTACACCCTAATAATACAGGTCATGCACTCATAGCAGATTATTTAATTAGCATTTTATAGAAAAATTCCGCCTTTGTTGGTGTTCAAACGGGTTTTGTGAGCGAGATGCACCAACAACGGATAAAAATAAATACCGAAAAAAGATAACATTATGGGAACAGTAATAGGCGCAATCATCACAGTATTAGCCGGTATAATCGGGCTAAAATTGAAGCGCAAAAAAGATAATGCAGAGGTAGAAAAAACCATTGCCGAAACGGAACACATAGAAGTAGATGCTGACCGGATATTGATCTCAAATATGCATAGTCTTGTCGAAATATATAAAACAATTTCTGATGATCTGAAAAAAGAAATGGGAAGCCTGCGGGGCGAATTAAATGAAATGCGTATAGAAAATGCAGCGTTAAAATTACAGATGAAAACATTGCAGAAAGAACTTGAAGTAGTGAGGTTAGAGAACGAAGAATTAAAAGGGCAGATCATTAAATTGAGCATAACATTAAATAATCAATAATGGCAGACGTAAAATTTGGAATACCGCAAATAAATAATCCTACCCCTTCAAAAATTAATTTTTGGGTGAGGTTATTTACAGTTATTGCAGCTATTTTCCTGGCCTGGATGAGTAACACAAATTTAATAGGCCCGCATTCAAAAGATGCTATCAATCAACTGTTGGGGCTTGCATTGTTGCTAACAAATGGACTTGCGCCTCTGTTTGGCATAGACATAAATTCTAACGCAAGAATTCCTGCCGATCAGGTAACTGCAATGGATAAAAATAAATAAGCCATGAAATACTTACTAATACTACTCCTTTTTATTTCGTGTTCTGCTTCAAAAAAAGTTGTCACAGAAAATAAAAATGATAAGCATAATGATAGTGCAGTTGTCATTAAAGAATCGGCTACGCATATTGTTGACAGTGGTTTTAAAAAGAAAGAACACACACAGGAATCGCAGGCAATTAATTTGGAATACGAGCCTGCGATGACTGATAAAAATGATTATGTAGAGATAAAACTGAATGGAAATATTGTAAAAGTGCCGACGAAAGGTTTGAAAAAATTAAACACTTATCAAAAAAGTAAAGAAGAAAAAATTGACAGCGCAAGCATTGGAATATTAGATCATTCAGAAATAAAAGATTCTGTAATCACGCATACAAAAGAAGCCGTAAGCAATAAAAGTAATAAAGAAAATAAAGGATGGATTGCAGATTTATTTGGCGGCGCAGTAAGCAAAATAGTATATATCGTTTCTGGTGTAATTATTTTATGTATCGTGATTTTTATAATTGTATTGATTGTAAAACACCGGAGAAAAGTTAAACTAAGATCAGTAAAATGAGCCAGGCAAAATTTATAGCAGCAATAATAATGATCGTCCTTATTGTATTTGTGTTAATCGGTCTGGTATGGGTTAACAATGTAAAACAGTAAAATAATTACATGAATCTCAAAAAAATTATAGCATGGTATGTATTACTGGCAGCATTTGCGGCAGTAACATTATATTTTTTATTAAACTCTAAAACTTAAATATTATGAAACATTTATTTCTATTATTATCAATCGCATTCTCATTAAATGTGTCTGCGCAAAGTCCTTTTAAGCATATTCCTCCGCCAGCGAAAACATACAGGGTAACATTGGGAGCAAGCAATGAAATTACAGCCTACAGGTTTACAGGTCCGATAGCTGGATACATGTATCCGCAAAATCAGGTAGTAACCGGTTTAGGATATGGATTTCAAAGACTGCATTATGTTGACAGCACACAACGGTATTACACTGATTTTTCAATTAGCGCAATGGCTTATGCCGGAGGTAATGTATTGCCTTCATTAACGCCTAACAATATTATGTCCGTTGGTATTAGCCTCGGCTTTTTAAACCAGTTAGTAATGTTTGGACCTGCCTATAATCTTCCCACAGCAGATAAGCCGAAAGGAAGTTTTGGAGTTGTAATAAATATTTCTGTACCGCTAAATTAATTAGCATGAGATACCAAAATATTGACAACCCAAAAAAGATTATTAACCCTCGCCGCTACAATCGCCTGTCACCGGAAGAAAAGAAAAAATGGAAAGAATATGATGAAAGGAAAGTGGATCACGCCGACCTGCTTAATGTATTAGGCGGCGGGTTATTGGGAGAAGATGATGATGATAAAACAAATTAAAAATATGTATCAAAGAAAAATAAAAAGGTTTGGTTGGGTGCGATCCCTGCCTCAATTAGAAGATATTTATTATAAAGTATCAGCGCCTGTTACTTTGCCGGAACTTGTTGATCTGCGGCAACACTGTCCTATTGTTTACGACCAGAAAAATTTAGGGAGCTGTACAGGCAACGCCATTGCCGCTGCTTATGAATTTGATCTTATAAAGCAGAATAAAAAAGATTTTACCCCGAGCAGGCTTTTCATTTATTACAATGAAAGAGTGATGGAAGGAACAGTAGCACAGGATGCTGGAGCAGAAATAAAAGATGGGTTTAAAACCTTAAACAAACAAGGCGTTTGTTCAGAAAAATCATGGGCATATATAATCAGCAAATTCTGCGAAAAACCTACCAAAAAAGCATACGTAGAAGCCGAACAAAATAAAATTACGCTGTACTCAAAAATTGACAATACCAATTTATTTGCCTTACAACAAACCTTGGCAAAAGGTATTCCCTTTGTATTTGGATTTACAGTGTATGAAAGTTTTGAAAGTAATGAGGTTTCAAAAACAGGTATTGTAAATATGCCTGTACCAAATAAGGAAAAGGTTTTGGGCGGACATGCTGTGCTATGTGTAGGGTACGATAATAAAAGTAAGAGATTCATTATAAGAAATAGCTGGGGTAAAGGTTGGGGGCAGCAGGGATATTTTACAATGCCTTACGAATACTTAATCAATCCAAATCTCTGCGATGATTTTTGGTGCATAAATGCAGTTTAATAAACAATCATGACGCCTATTATAACAATTAAAGAAGTAAATGACTGGATGAATAATCCAATGATTGCACCAGGCGCAGAAAGTGATTACTGGGCTACAATGTTGATAGATAATCCTACAGCTTTGCAAAACTTTGATTTAGTCGTAGCCTTTCTTTGGATAAGAAAATACATAATGTCACTAACAAATTAAAATGACACCACAACAAATTCGCCAGCAGCTTTTTGACACCATGATAATTGAGCCAGAGGTTAATTCAATCATTGAAAAAAAGACTTCCTCAATGGTTGATAATAAAGATATTTATCAAGCGGTTGCGGATGCAGTTAATAAAGATATGCCCTGGTATTGCGTGGCTGTGATACACGAATTAGAATGTTCTCAAAATTTTAATTGTTACCTTGGAAATGGACAGCCAACTAATCAAGTAACAACGATAGTTCCAAAAGGTAGAGGCCCGTTTGCAGATTTTGAATCCGGTGCAATTGATGCCTTAGAATTTGAAGGCTTTGATAAAATAATTGACTGGAGTATGGGAAACATCCTTTATATTTTAGAATCTTTTAATGGTCGTGGATATATTAAAAGGGGTATTAACTCACCTTATTTGTGGGCTGGATCACAACATTATACTAAAGGAAAATATGTTAAGGATGGCATCTTTGATCCTAATGAGGTAAGTAGTCAAATAGGAGTTGCGTTATTATTAAAAAAATTAGCCACTGGTTTATAAACTATGTGATTTATTTTTCATTTATGGATTTAGGACACAGCCCTGGGTTTCTACCCGGGGCCCTTTTGTGTTTGTCCTTTTTGCAACCATAGCATATCAGCACTTTTGGTACTTTGTAGGTTCTCTTTTTTTTATGAGTAAATAAAAATGCCCGTGATTAGCGGGCATTTTGCATTGGTGAGAGTTGTAGCTGTTCGCCTAACCTACTTCTGATTGCCATAGCTCCAACTGGCTTGTAACAATATCTTCATCAGATTTGCGCAACGATTTATTTTCCTTTTTTATTTTATCTTCCAACGCTTCAATCTCTACTTCAAGCTCTACAGCTAATGGAACTTTTGGTAAATTGGCCAACTCTGCTTTCTTCTTTTCCAATTCAACTTCTAACTGCGTTTTTACCTTAAGCATTTTTGTACGCTCTGTTAGTGCCCCATGAAAATAATTGTACAAAAGCTCGTAGCATTTCCATTTGTAAGCCTTTAGTTCTTTACTTTCTGATTGGATTGACATAAGCCATCCATAAATAAAAAACTCAGGTAAACAGGCCCATCCTCTGGCCTGATCACCGGGTACCTGCATTTGCTGTGTAGCAAACGCAGGTCCCAAAATGTCATCTTCTTTTATGTTCTGAAATTGGCGATTATAGTTCACGCCTAAAGCTTCGCAAATTGGTTTTATGGCAATATACCAAGCGCCATTTGCGGTAATAAAATAAACTTTCTTTTCATTGAATTCGAGAAATTTTTTTAAGTTGTCCATGATTGTTATTTTTTTAAGGTTAATAATTAATTTTCTTTTTCGGCTGTATAGTTAGGCAGGGTAAAGGGTTCCTCTACATTCATAAGCCTTATAATTTTTTGCAGGTGCTGGTAAATAATAAGCGCCTCCATAAAATCGCCGCCTTGTAAGTTTATGCCAAGCTCCATTTCGGTTTCCGTAAATACTTCAAAAAACCTGTCCAGTATATCGTGTATGTGTTCCTTGTGGGTGTATTGCAGCAGGCTGTTAAGGGTGTACAGCATCTGTGTTCGCTGCTCATCGTGGGTAATAATTGGTAATTTTTTTTCGTGTTGTTGCATAACAAAAAAGTTTTGAGATTAAAAAAATGCCGGTCACTGCAACAACACGCTGTGCGAACACAGATATGTAAACGGAACTTTCATCCGCTTGCCGGCAAAGAGTTGAAATAATATTTGTGATGTTGTTTCGCATGACTGCGTATTGTTGCATCACAAACGTAACAACTATTATTAAACCGGCAAATTATTTTTTGGGAAGAGTGTGCATTTAGAATGTTACAAGTTTTTATACAGGTTGTTCTCCTGTGTTAATTGTTACATAAACGTAGCAACAATTTTTTTATTATGCAACAATTACTTAGCTTGTAGTACAAAATTTAACAATTATGGGAAAGCTTTATTTGGCTGTATTAGTATTTTTTATAAGCTGTAGACCAACAGTAAAAGAAGTAGAAACAGTTACAATACCTGCGTATGATACACGAGATACAGGAAACGAAAAACAGAATAATCTTGAAATTATTTCAAAGAAACTATCAAATGAAGAAACGATAAGGTCGCTTAAAAAGAACTTTAAAATTCAAGAGGATAAGTTTAATTCTACATCGTTTTATACACACAAAAACTGGCCAAGCAATTGGCCAAGTAGAAGTTGTTTATACTGCTACTTTAATACACGAGGCCAAATATTTTTGGTAAGTATGTACCATGCAGATGATTGGATATTTCATACAAGTGCTACCGTGCTAATAACTGGGCAAACAATGAAAACATCTGAGGTAGAAACATATAGTGAGTGGAATAAAACTGATAATAACAGCAATGGTGTTTATGAAAATGTGTCGCATATTGATGAGATAGATAAAAAAGTTATTGAATGGGTCGCCGCAAATACTGATAAAAAAATAAGTGTACAATTAGAAGGAAGACAATATCGAAAAGATTTTACCATGACTGGTTCAGATAAAAAAGCCTTTAAGGATACCTGGAAACTTTATAGTGCGATGTTTTAATTACATTCGCACTGCGAACACTACGACATTGATAGAGCCAAGCCACCATAACAGGGTGGCTTTTTTAATAAATTATAAATTACATTTGGAGTAAATAAAAAAGAGTAGTGCTCAGCTACTCTAATAAATGCATTGTTACTGCGGTTTGTATAAAACCAAATATACAAACTATGACTGAAAAAGAATCAAACCCTTTAAAGCTGCCTCTTACAATTTGGGCAGTAAGCCAAGTACTTCTGCTAATTTTAGAAGTAATAGAATTAATCCGGAAATAGCTCCAAACCATGCGGCAAATTTCATTTGTCCTTTTTACACACTTTATACTACTGCACTTTTGGATTAAATAAATAATCCTATGAGTGTACGGCAAGATGTAGTTAACCTAATAGTTAATATAAATGGCAACGAGGCACAAAACAATCTTAACAATCTTCGCAAAAAAGCTGCTGATGTTAAGTTTGAAATGGATGGCCTGAAAAAAGGTACTCAGGAATATATCGATAAAAGCAAAGAACTTAAGCAGGTTACATCCGAGATGGATGCACTAAAAAAACAGATAGGCATTACAAGCTTTACACTCAAAGAATTAAATGCAGAACGGGCAAAGCTTACCGCCCAGCGCAACAACTCCATACCCTTATCAGCAGAATTTAAAGAATATGATAAGCAACTGCAGGCGGTTAATGCCAGGCACAAAGAATTAACCGGCGGTATGCAGGGTGTACATTCCCAGGCAGACAAACTGGGTGAAGGTTTCAAAGATCTTGGCCGGCAGATGCTGAACTACATAGGCATTGTTGGTCTTATTGAATTTTTTAAGGGAACCTTTGATGCGGCATTGGAAGAAGATAAGGCACTTCATCGTTTGCAAGGAACTTTAGATAATCTTGGTAGGGGTGATGCTTTTGATCGGATTATAAAAAAATCTCAAGCATTAGAAGATCGGTTTAAAGTATTTGGACACGAAGATTTTATAAGCGTTTATGAAAAGTTAATCACTTATGGAAAATTAACAGAAAACCAAATGGATAGCTTGATTCCTGTAATTACCAATTTCGCATCTAAGGCGGGAAAAGATTTACCAGAAGCTGCAAGTTTAATTTTAAAAGCTATTGGAGGAAATGCAAGGGCGCTTAAAGAATTTGGTATTAATTTAAAAGACGCTAAAGACGAATCAGAACGGTTTAATCTGGTAATGACAGCTTTAAAGGATAGGGTTGAAGGCGCAACAGATGCCTTTGGTGAAAGTGCGTTAGGAAAATTAGATGCTGCAAAGGTAAAATTTAAAGATTTAAGAGAAGAGATAGGAGATAAACTTATCCCAACACTTATTACACTACTTGGTTATTTTAATAAGATATTAGATAATGCAGGACAATTATGGGACGTTTTTACATTTCAGGCAGGTTATGATCCGCAAGGGGCAACAAAAGAAATAGAACGTAGGCGGGTTAAAGGGTTAACTAAAGAACAGAAAGATGTAGAGGGTAATAAGTCTTTGACAGGTCTTATTAATATGGGACAAGATTTAATGGCTCCCACACCTAAAGGAAACGAGGTTTTAGGAAAGGGCTTAGGATTGGATGATGGTACAGCAGCAAAAAATAAAGCCGCACAAGACAAAGCAAAGTCGGAACGTGAGGCATCACTCAAGCGTGCAGAACAATATCATGCGGATGGATTAAAACTTTTAGCTGATGCCAACAAGGCTGAAGCCGAAGAATTGAAAGCAAAATATAAAGCTGAGGCAGATGATCAAACTAAAAGCCTGGAAGAAAGATTTGCTGCGCTGAAATTATATTATGAAGCAGGTAAAAAATTAATAGAGCAAAATAAACAGGACAAACAAAATGAAATTAATGATACAGAAAAAAGAGAAGTGGCCGGAGCAAAAACTAAAACTGAAAAAGATCAGGCTATATGGAAAGCAGCACAGGCAACTGATGCATTAGTAAAATCCAGTGCGCTTGATGCATCCAATTTTGAAATTGAGGTAAGCAACGAATTCACCAAAGCAGCCGATCAAAATTTTAAAAAACTTACAGCCGAAAGCCAGAAGAGTTACGAGGCAATGAAGAAACATGATGCTGATGCATACAAAAATCAGCAGGATATTATTTCTATCGATACAAATAATAAACTCCTTAAACTCGATCAGGATTTTCAAAACGGAAAAATAAAAAATGTAAAAGAGTACCAGGCGCAGCGGGAGCAGATAATTTATGACGGACAGCAAAAAGAATTGCAGTTTGAATTAAATTATGTTACCACCATCGAAAATATATTAAGATCCGCAGGCCTTATTAGTGTTGATATTGAACAAAAATTTGCAGACTTAAAAGTTAAAATAAACAAAGCCAAAAATGATAAGCAGATAAAAGATGATGAGGATGCAAAAACAAAAAGGGAGAAAATAATTAAGGAGATACAGGAGTATCTTAATGCCAGCCTTGATGCGGCTACAAACTTTGCACAAATATTAGCCAACCGTGAACAGGCCGCATTTAATAAAGAGAAAGCACTAAGTGATGCAAAACTTTCTATTTATAAAAAACAATTAGATGGCAAATTATTAAGCCAGTCACAGTATGATAAAAAGGTTCAGGCTATTAACGAAGACCAAGCTAAAAAACAACACGCCCTTGACGTAAAAGAATTTAAACGACAGAAGGCCCTTCAACTTGCTCACGCTATCATAGACACAGCAGCAGCGGTTGCAAAAGCCATTTCAAAAAGCCCTCTTACGTTTGGATTGCCATGGAGCGCTATTGATGCAGCATTAGGCGCTATTGAGATTGCAGCCATTGCTTCTCAGTCTCCACCGCAAGCTGCAGAAGGTAATTGGTTTCGCAATGGCAACAAACATAAAGATGGCGGCATACCGGTAGTGATAGAACGGGATGAGGCAGTGATGAAAGCAGATGCAATGACAGACACCACTGTTGTTAGTGCCACCGGCACCACAGCACAAATAACATCAGCATTAAATAAACGCAAAGGCGGCGTAAACTGGGCAGGCGGTGCAACTGTGCACGATACGCCACAATGGAGAACTGCAAAGCCTGCATATATCAGCTCCAGCATTCCAAAAATAATGGCTCAGGGCGGATATAACGGTAACTCATCATCAACGGCCGCAGGCAATGCTAATTTAGAAAAGTTGTTGCAACGAAATAATGAATTGATGGAAATGCAAATTCAGGAAACTAAAAATAAAAATGCAAGCCTTCATGCAGTTGTCTCAATTAAAGAATACCGGAGAGAAGAAAAAAAATATGACGACTCAGTAAAAGCCGGAGGTATTAACCAATAAAATATAATCTTCTCCATTTCCTCCCCCACCGGGGGAGATAGAGGGGGCTAAATAACATTATGCTAAAAGTTTTTGTTTACGGCGATAAATACCAGGGCTTTCTTGATCTGCCGGCAGATACATTTTTGGATATGGAAATATCATCAGAAATGTTTGATGAAGAATTAAAACTCGGTGAAATAAGTTTACCGCTACCGGTACCCTGGACGGACCCGAATAAAAAAATATTTGGCTTTATTGAAATGCTCAATACCGTACCGGCAAAAGAAAAAAACTTTTGGCGCTGTGATGTTTTTAATGATGATATCCCGGAGATCCTCGACGGCAAAATAACGCTCCTGCAGAGTGATGGTGATTTTAATTATCAAAGCGGTTTGTACAGCTTTACTATCAGTGGCAATAAAGGATTGTTCGGCTCAATGATCGGCAAAAAAACTTTAAGAGATCTCACCCTTGGTAAAATTCTTTTTCCTGCGGTAGACAGCCGGAGCTTTGCAACACTCGTGATGAAAAATGATCCCTCAGTAAGCCAATATCCTTACCTGCGTTTTGCACCCGTGGCCATGCTAAACTTTTTTGATGTTGACCGGCGAGATTACAATAATGAATTTATTGCACAGGATATTATTAACAACGTTGTTGTTACCGGCGGCGGTGCAGATGATTGGTTATTCGCAAGGCCATCAACCGCAAACACTGCAATAGCAGCCGTTTCAGGCACTGCCGAATATTTGGACTATCGTACTATTCCTTTTTTTACATACAAATGGATACTGCAAAAATTATTTGAAGAGTTTGGTTACACCCTCACAGGTGAATGGATAAATGATGCTGCCTGGGATGATGCAGTTATGTTTAATAACCGTTCGCTGGAGTTGTATGATATCGCTGCATTCACTGATACAAACCGGCAAATAAATATCGCTGAGCACATCCCAAAAAAAGCGATCGGAATTTTTCTTGCAGACTTTCAAAAACTTTTTAATGTTCGCCTTTCATTTTTAACCGGCAGAAATATCAGCATCGATTACCGCAAAACATCTTTGAAAAATAATGGCGCCATGAATGTTACGCGGATCATAAATAAAAAATTTCAAAGCTTTACTACAGATTATAAAGAGAAAGGATTTACACTGGCTTTTGCTGTTGATAATGCAGACAGTTATTTTGGTGACCGCGTAAAAGAAATTGATCAAAATAAAGTGGTGGCCACTGTTGATAAATTTACTGACCTGGCAACGCTTGTTATCGGCCGGCCATTTGAATACAATGATCTTGTGTATGTAAATGCCGAGAACCAATATTATGGTTATACAAACGGTGTGGGCCCAAAGGCATGGGATTATTTTAGTGAGCGCCTGATGCCTTTTGTAATTGGTGCCGGCGATTATAAATTTGAAACTTCCATCGCTCCGATGGCCACGTATATTATATATGATCCTGCAAATGATAATCTCGTTAACCAGGACATGGTGGCCGCCGACATGAAAGGATCTTATTTTACAAAAACTTTTAAGCTGGTAGAAAATGATTTTGATACACGAATATTTTTTGCAAAACGTGTAATTAAGAACGGCGTTAATGTTGCCTCATCATTTGTAAACAGCAGGGATAGGTACAATGTAACCCGCGTTCCGAAAAGCCTTGCGTGGTTTGGCGCTGATGGCCTGTATAATTATTGCTGGAAGGATTGGTTAGATTTCTTAACCCGGACACGCAACATAAAAACAACGCTCACACTTAATCAAAAAACATACAACGAATTAAAAGCTGCCGGTAAGATCTCAATTGATGGTACAGTGTATTTGCCAACCGTTACACGGCCGCGGATACCAATTAAAGAAGAAGTAGAATTTGAAGCATTCCGGTTATAAAAAAAGTTACTAAAAATAATTTTAAAAAAAGTTATAAAATAATTTGTTAGTATCAAAAATGATACTATATTTACATAACAATTAAAGCAGGCGGCAACTGGGTAAATACGGCGAAAAATAAAATGACAACTTCAAACACACTTACTCAAGAAGAGTTAAGAAATTCAACAACTTCAAATTTTGTTATTTTCTGGGATGGCATCGAAATGCCAACTACAAAAGGCGGTGCAATTAATTCTAAAGGTGGCATTATTTTAACAGCTTTTATCCCCGAATTAAATAAACATGTGGAGCATAGAAGCAATAATAATCATGGATGGAAAGGCTATTCATTTGGTGATGACAAGCCTCTTCCAAATGAAATTTCAAAAAGATTAAAATATAAATATTAATCGAACATGAACGAAAAAGTATTACTCGAAGCCCGAAAATTAATTTCGGGTTTTTTAAAAAACCGCCGTGAAGAATTGAAAATATCACAGGCCGCCCTTTCTGAAAAAACAGGACTTGGAATTGCGACAATAAAACGTATGGAAGATGCAAAATTCTGGCCTGGATTAAAACAATATTTAATCGTATGTGAAGCTCTGCACCTGTTCCCCGCAATTGCTGAAATGGAGGCGGATGAAGCCTTTGCAAATGAATTGCGTAAAAACTGGACAGCCAAACCAAAAGCAATGAGCATTGAAGATGCTTTAAAATTAAAACAGCAACGTTATAATAGAGACGGCCAACATAACTAATTTACGACACCCCTGGGTTTTCTACCTCGGGGCTTTTCGTTTGTCCTTTTCCCCCTACCCTGTTCCTTTTACTTTCGGTACATGATCACAGTTAATCTTTATCAGCCTGGTAAAATAAATTGTACCATTCAGTTCCCTGCAGCCTGGGACGATCTTTTTCCGGAAGAGGTAATGGAGATCAGCAGGCAGCAACTGCAGGATGGTAATGATCAGTACAAGGCCCGTGCAGCCATCTTAAAATTCATAATAAAATTCAGGGCAAAAATTACTAAGCAAAAATTTAATCCGGATTGGTTTAATTTAATTGATGCAGAGCAGGCCGTAGTAAATGGATATCCATTGCTCGATTTTATTTATGATGGTAACACACTCACAAAGCCCCCGGAGAATTGTATAACACATCGTACATCGTACTTCTTACATCGTACTTCTTATTACGGTCCCGGAACAACATTTGAAAATTTAACCGTTGGTGAATTTGAAGATGCAGAACAATTGTACGGCGGATTTTTTAATGATCCTGATGGTAAACCACTGGCCCATCTTGCAGCTATTTTATGGCGGCCCAAAACAAAGCGCTTTGGCTCAAGCTTTGGCGGCACAAGGCTTCCATACATTTCATATAATTATAAATCTGCATCCTACAAAACTTACAACGCAGAAAAAAGGATTCCTGATTTTTTAAAATTAGAACCCTGCAGGTTGTATGCAATTTATACCTGGTACACCGGCTGCAGAAATCAATTGCCTTTACTATTTCCAAAAATACACGAACATCATGGCGATAAATCCGGCAAGCCTGATATCATGGCGTTCACAAATTGTATTCATGCCGGCGCCGGTCCTAAAAATGGAACCCGTCAGCAGATCCGCCTGTTAAAATTATCTGAGTTTATGTACGACATGGAACAGGAAGCAAAAAAAATAATAGAAAAACCTCAACCACATGAGTGATAAAAATAATGTAAGCGGATACATTGATTACTTCCGCCAGCTCGCAGTGATGCATAAAGATATCCGTCATGATCCGGCCAGTGAAGACGGTGACGGTGATGTGTTAGCAAAAAAATTTACAAAATTTTCTTCTGACGAAATTATAGACGGCCTCAGCAGATCCATTGGCTTCCCTGCATTGTGCATAGAGCTATATGAAAGCACAAGCGAATCACAAATTGTTTATGATGTTTGTCTGAAGCCAAGAGGATCCTTTATGGTAATTGATAAACCTGCAGATAAATCTTTTTCGGCAGAGCAGGCATGTTACGAAAAAACAGAAGAGATAATATTATCGTTGTTGCAGCGGATATGGCAGGATCATTATAAACCCGGTGTCGATCGCTGTGAAACTCCATTCAGAGAAATTGACCTGGCTAAATTAAATATCATTCCTGTTGGCCCTCTTTTTTCCGGAGTGTATGGATGGCGCTGTGAGTTTGATTTTGAATTTCAAAAAACAGTTGATATCGCAAAGGCCCCTGAGGAAGGAACATTTATATAAGATGATTAACTAACAATTTTAAAAGAACAAGTTCCCTCTCCTTTGGAGAGGGCGGAGGGTGAGGTTATGTACGGAGATTTAAAAATGACATTTCAACTGCAGTGCCTGCAGGAATACAATGCAAGCGTTATTGCAACAATGAAAATTCTTGCAAAGCGGCTGGGGATAGGCGTTACAGATGATGCAATAAATTCTCTTGCATACCGTGCATATCAACGCGGTGCCGGAGCTTCATCACAATTATCATTTCTGCAGTATTTGCGAATGGTAGATATGGGTGTTGGCCGCGGCCATCCATTGGGAGGATTAAGATCAACAAGAATAAACCTGCAGGCTTCAAAAGGCGGAGGGCTTGCACAGGTAAAAGATAATATCCGCAAGCCAAAAAAAATATATTCAAAAGTGGCTTACGGAAAACTAACATATCTGCAAAACAAATTATTGCATGGCTACACAGAAGAAGCGATTGCAATGCTAAAACAACAAATGCAAAATGGAACTACTGCTAATTAAAACACCCTACGAAATAAGTTTTTCCGGTAACCCGGTTGCATTTTCATTTGCCATCACTCCGTACAGATCTGCGGAGCAACAATTAAATCTTACCATAATTGTGCGCACAGAAATTGAAGAAGTTTTTGGCAGTAATATTTTTACTGAAGCAAAAGAATCTGTGTACAGTCCATTAAAAGATGGATCAGTAACAACGCCGCTGCAAACGGTTTTGCGTAGTTACCTAACACAATATATTCCGCCACTTACGCAGGCGCTCGCCATAAATATAACAGGCCAGGTAAAACGTTTTCGCATTACATATCGTTTGCTAAATGATAATGTACTCGTTACCGGATCAGTAAATACCAGCGATATCTTTTATATTATAAAAGGCGGCATGAGCTTTCAGGAGTGGCACCCTAATAAATATTTTACCCAGGTGATAGTGAATGATAAACCATTCCTTCGATTCGCTGCAAAAAGAGAAAAAGTTTTTGCATCAGAAAATAAATACCTCTCCTGGTTGTATCCGTACGATGATGATCTTGATCAAAATATTTATTACAACATCGGTTTTAATGATGGCACAGAATTAGGCGAAACATTATTTGCAACACTGCCATCAGTAAAATGGCAATTAAATACTACGCCTGCAGGCTTTGATCAACTTGCATTAGGCCCGCTTGTACCGGTTGATAAATACGCAGTGTGGTACAGCGTTTCAGTAAAAAATACAAATGATGTTGTTATCTGCAACGCACAAAAATTTTATTTAGATTACCGTCAATTTTATAAAACAAGTGATCTTCTTTTTACATCCTCCATCGGCGGAATTGAAACCGTAAGGCTTCGCGGGATCATTGATGCGCAAACAGAATACGATAGAATAAATGCAGATCGTGTAACAGCGCCTGAATATTTTTCGCATGGAATTATTGATACTGCAAACGAAAATATTTTCAATGCTGAGCTGGAAAAATTTACCGGCGATACCGGTTTCCTTCCGCTCGATGCGCTCGACCGGTTGCGTGACCTGGTGAATAATAAAAATGTTTTCGAAATAAAAAACAACAGGCTTGTACCGGTAAATATTGTTAGTAAAAATGATAAATGGTACACCAACAAACAAAGTCTTTATTCGCACATTGTAGAGTGGCAGAATGCATTTAAAAACGAATACTACTCGCCTGCAGGAACGATCAACACAGGCGTGTGCCCGGCAGTAGAAAAATTGCAGGTACGGCAAACCGGCAGCGACAAACTTACCATCGCCTGGGCTTTGGAAACCGGTTACGATAAAATTGAAATTGTTATTGATAACGGCACCACCCGGGAAACTTTTATTGCCTTAGGCAATCATGGCCAGGTAGAAAGATTATTTGTAAACCCTGCACCTGCAGGCGGTACAGCAAATGTTTCTGTAGAAGCAAAAACAATTTGTAATGATCTGGTAGATCCCGCAGACAAAGGGCCTAAAACAACGATTGTAATTTTAGTAAGCGCAAACGTTGCACCAATAGCTAATGATGATTATTATTCATTAGTCCGTGGTTATACAACAGATGTAATTTTAAAAGGCAGTGTGTTGGCAAATGATTATGATGCCAATGGAGATCCCGTGGCCGTGATACCCAATAGCGGTGCAACATTGAAGGGCGGAACATACAATATTGATGCTGCCGGCATTATTACCTACAGGCCGCCATCCGGTGCATTTACCGGCGTTGATAATTTTATTTACACAGTCACTGAAACATCCGGAGCAACGCCGTTAACAGCATTAGCAGTGGTTTATATAACAGTTGGTAGCGGCATCACCGGCCCTACCGGTATTGTGTATGTAAAACAAACTGTTCGCAATTCGCAAACAATTTTATTATCTTTATTTAGTCGACAAGACAATGGCGAGGTATGGCTTGAATATTACAGCGATGCCGCAGGCACACAGCCTTTAGATGTTACCGGCCTTGGCCTTACAGTTAATGTAGATAATGAAATACAGATAGAGCATGTAAGCGATGTTACAACACACCTTGTAATAAATGCAGTAGGTATAGATCAAAGAATTTATACAGGCTGGCTATTTAGAGACCTTAGAAGAGATGGTCAACACGTTCATGATTTTGTTTATTATTTTTTAAAGCCCGGTGTAGGTTACCAGGTAATATAAGTTTCTTCGTCATTGCGAGGAGGCACGACGAAGCAATCTCATATCAGCAATAAAAATTGTATTTTGTATAAAATATAATTTTATGATCAGGATCTTGACATTACTATTTTTTGTTCCTCTTTTTTGTTCTGCACAGGATGTACTTCCAAAAAATGTAGAGGGTAAATATGAATTTACAGAAGTGGTAAACGTTGACAGCGCAAACGCTGATAAACTTTACAGCCGTGCAAAAATATTTATTGTAGATGCATTTAAATCGGGCAAGGATGTTACGCAATTAAATGATGATGCAAGCAAAACCGTGATCGGAAAAGGAATAATTCAGATCTCTTTTAAAAGTTTAATAGGCTCTGCTGATAAGAAGCTTGTAAATTTTAAATTAACGATCCAATGTAAAGATGGTCGTTATAAATACACGCTAACAAATTTTGTTCTTGAAATGATTGGGCCTAATTATAATGACAGCGCCCCATTGGAAGATGAAGAGAGAATTAAAAAGCACATGCTCGGAAAAAAACAAACCGCAGAACTTTTCGATCAACTTAATGAAAAAATAAAAGCATTGATCACAAATCTAAAAAATACAATGGCTGGCAAAACTTCAAGCACTAAGGATTGGTGATTCCAATTAAATGCAGGTATGGTAAAGTTTCCAGATTAAAAACTCTTTCATTCATCACAACTAATAATTTACCAGAGGCAAGTATATCAATTACTTTTTCCATCTTGGATGGTCCGGGCTTTTTACCGATTACTACAACATCTGTTTTACCACTCACCTGCTGATCTACATCACCGCCTAATGTTTGCACAAGGTATGCTGCAGTTTGCCTGTCCCATCCTTCGAGATCGCCGGTAAAAACTACTTTCTGTTTATAAAATGGATTCCCTACCGGAGCGTTCTCTGGCTTACAAACCAAAAAAGAAGGACCCAATTGTTTGTATTCAAATTGTGTAAGCATGCATTCATATTTAAAAATCAAAACTTAATTGTTTGTGCGTAGTAACTTTGCGCCTCCATACAACTCTCAAGCAGTTTTTTTGTGCGCAGGTTTTACCAATGTAGAAATAGTTGCCTGCTGGCTTTCAATAGTTCGTTGCTGGCTCTGCAGCAATTCGACAAGCGTTTCTTTATTTATATAAATGCCCTGTTCTTCTGCAACAGTATTTTTTTTGAAAGTATTAACATGATCTTTTTTTGGTGATTGTTTCCATTTATAAAGATCGATACCGAGGCCTTTTAATTTTAATTTTAGATCATAATCCAATACTCCGTTATTAGCCTCTGCCTTACGTTTCAGCCGGTTAAGATGTTGTCGACTCATGCCAATAAATGCAACAAATTCTTCTATGGTTTTATAGTCAAATTTGATTATGAGATTAAGTAAATCTAATTCCGTTTCTAAATTATTAACACCCATGTGGATAAATTAATTATGTTACAATGTGGAACATATCGGAATATTATGTTACGTTTGTTTCCGTTATGATTTTGTAACGTAAACGTAATATAAAACTTTTAATAATGCAAATAGCCGGAAGGATGGTAAACGTGGGAGAGGAAGAAATTAACAATTGGAAAACTTATTTCAACCTACAAGGCACCAAAACACATTTTGAACGCAATAAAAAAACACCACGTCAAACCTTGTTGCGGGTACTAAATACTGGTACAGGAAAAGAAAGTGTAATAAAAAAAATAAGGGCTTACATGCTTAAACAATCCCAAACCGCTTAGTGCTTACACTCCACTATACGGTAAATGCAAACGGCAAACTCTTTAACGATTGCTTTAATGATATAAGGCCCAGCCAGGAGTTTTATCATCCCGGCGCTGAGGCACAAATAATTTACAAAAGCATGAACATGGGCATAGGAAAAATAATTGCAGTGCGCACATTTCCTTTTAGCAAGATCAGTGATCTGCTGTCATATTTAAACATTGGCCATCATGCTGCCTACCAGGCAGAAATGTTAAAAAGATACAATCACGGATCTGTAACTCCCGATTTTAAACTTGATCAATTAGTAATTGCATACACGCAAAGAAATTATGAAGTACAGAGCGAACTATTAACCGAGTGGTGGAAATCTAAAACCCCTGCTGATCATGAAAATGCTTAAACTATTAAAACTTTTATTTTATGCTATATAATTTTATCGAAACTCAAATTACCGATTGCTATGTATCGCCAAACCTTTGCCAACAGCTTGTTATAGCAGGCTTTGATATTGAAACGGCATACAGTTGGAAAATTTTTCCCACTGTATGTTATATAGATGTAACACAAAGGTTTGATCCCGATGATTATTATACAGGTTTGCAGGAAATAGAAAAATTAAATCCTGCTGATTGCATATTGCCGGCATTTTCAATTAAGGATTGCGAAAAATTTTTACCCGAACTGCTGCTTACCACCCGGCAATTTGAATACACCGCATCACTCACAAATATTTATTCAGAAGTTGAAGAGGCCGTTGCTAACCGGTTGCCGGATGTGTTTGCGCAATTGCTGTTGAATGCATTAAAAAAGAGGGCCATTAGCATAGAAAAAATAATGCAGAATTACGGAAGGGAGTGCACAAAAAAGTCTTAATCATAAACCAAAATAAAAATGAAAAAATTTAAAGTATTGTATGAACTGGATGGCCGAAAGTTTTTTTCTGAGGTTGCTGCTGAAACGGCAATGCAGGCACAGATGCGGGTACTAAACAAAATTAATTTTATTGAGATACAGGAAATGGAGCCACTACCAAAAAGAGATCCGCAATTACAAAATTCATTCATGGGAGCCATTGCGCTTGGATTATTATGCAGCGAACGCACCAGAGCGCAAATGGAATTAGATAATTCCAATATTACATTTGCGAAAGGGTTTGAATTGGAAGAAAAGATCAATAAGTTAACTGCCGAAATTGAAGAGCTGCAAAAAAATAATCCAGCTTTAAAAATGTTTAAAGCAAGCATGCAATAAATATTTTTTTATGGATCCAAACATACAACATCAATCGTCTCCATTTCCCCCCTTTAGGGGGATAGGGGGTACAATTACTGATTTTAAAAATAATGTTGGCCAAAGATTCAGAGTAGTGGATGGTGATGGAAAATATTTTCATCGCAATGGACTGATGGGAAAGCAGGATGTGATAAGAAAAGTTGATGAACAAACACAAATGGTAGAAGGGGATATGTTCATCGCACATTATTCATTATGCAGGTTCATCCAGGATGTGCCGGCAGGATTTAAAAAATAAATGGCGGAAGAAATTTTAAATATTGAACATCACATAAAGCACCTGGTAGTAAAAGCAATGAACAAATTTAAAAACAACAGGGCAGCAGCTGCTGAGGCATTGCAGATTTCACTAAGGCAGTTACATATATACAAACGGCAATTCAATATTAAATACGATCCTTCGGACAACCAATATTTTTTAAAACAAAATAAGTGAAGATGAACATACTAATTTTTTTTGTGGCGATACTTTTTTTAATGGGTTACGCTCTTGCATTTTTAGTAAACCTGGCAAAGGATTTTAATGAGTGGTGTACAAAAAAATAACAACAGCGCCGTAGAGCAGCGGTAGCTCACTGGACTCATACTCCAGGGGTCGGCAGTTCGAATCTGCCCGGCGCAACTAACAAACAATAAAATAAAAAAATATGGCAACTAACAATGCAGATAAAACAGGGCAGCTTGTTGTATCTAAAAAATCAGTATTTGTTCCTGCAGGTATAAAAGACCAGCACCAGGACACGCATAAATTTATTGCAGGTGATGGAGAGATAGTAGTGCAGCTTTCCAACTTCACCAGGCAAAGCAAATTTTTTAACGTACACATAGAAGAAGTAGATGCAAATGGAAAAAGTTTTTCCACACCTGCAAAAACCGAAGTAAAAAACAAGGTTGAAAAACCCGCTGCAAAACCCGCTGATGAAAAAATGGAAGAGATTATAAAATAAAGATCACGGCGAAGCATTTGCCAGTATCCATTATCGCTGTATGTGGTGGCACATACTACTGCCGTGTAAGTGCGGCAATTTTTAAATCTAAATTATGCAAGAAAATTTTTACGACAACGATGTGCTCAGCTTCCTGATGGGATTGTGTGTTGGTTTTTCACTTGGACTTATTATAGCGGCTATTATATTATGATAAAACAAAACTCCATAGAAGAGCTCCGCAACAAATGTGATATCACAGATGTTGTAAATAAATATACTGTTGTAAAACGTGATATGGCCTGCTGTCCCTTTCATGATGAGAGAACGGCAAGCTTTAAAATATACCCGGCAAAACAAACCTATAAATGTTTTGGCTGTGGCGAAAGTGGCGATGTGTTTAAGCTCATCATGAAAAAAGAGAATTTAAATTTTGTGGAAGCTGCAGAATATTTAGCAGCCGCCGCCGGCATCGGGCTGGAGTATGATCAGCAGAGCCAGCAGGAAGCCCAGGAAATAAAAGATGAGCGCAAAGAAATGCTCGCCATTGCAGAATGGGCAAATAAAAAATACATCACATCATTGGTGCAACTACCGGATGATGATGCCGCCATAGAATATTTAAATGTGAGGGGCTACAGTCGCGAAAGAGCAACAGCCTGGGATCTTGGCTTTGCCCCGGATGACTGGAAATTTATCACAACTCCGCTGATCAACATGGGTAAACTAATGGATGCAATAAAAACCGGGTTGGTTTATTCCCGTGATGGAAAGAACTGGGATTTTTATCGCACCAGGATAACCATACCAATCCATGATCACAATGGTATTGTAGTCGGCTTAGCCGGGCGGCTTATCCCTCCCCCACCGGGGGAGACGGAGGGGGCAAAGCAGCCCAAATATTTAAACCCGGTAGAGAGCCTTATTTACAGCAAGAAGAAAATTTGGTACGGGCTATGGCAGGCACAAAAAGCGATAAAGGAAGAAAAGTTTTGTTACGTGGTAGAAGGATATTTTGATGTGCATGCCATGCAGGATAATGGAATGCTCAACACCATTGCCGCCTGCGGTACAGAGGTTGATGACAGCCAGATAAAGTTTTTAAAAAGATACACCGAGCGTGTAGTGATAGCATTTGATGGTGACGGGCCAGGGACAAAAAAACAAATGCTGCTGATCAATATTTTTTTACAAAACAATTTTAAAGTTGATGTGCTTGTACTTCCCCAAGGGAAGGACCCGGATGAATATATAAATGAATTATTAAAGATCCCGCAGGCGGCGGTTGACGAAACATATATGGTCAGGAGTTAAATTTTCTTACTGCAAAAATCACAAATAAAAAAATAATTATGGACTACTTCAGCTACATCAGTTACACATTATCAATGTCAAATAAATTAGAGAAAGCAATCTACGAATTTATAAAAACCAAAGAACGGAAGGTAGTTGATGGGATAGATATTTTTCAATTCCGTAGTGATATCATTGCTGGAATAAAAAAATTAAACCAAGAGCATCCAAGATGCAAACCACGCAATGTAGAGTGGTATCAGCCAGAGAAAAAAAAGGGTGATTGGTTTTTACATGGTGTTGGATTTTGTACACTTGTTTTATACGCAACAAAAATTTAAACTTTTAAGCCCGGCCACTGCTAAGTGTGGCGAATATATAATTATGACAGACGCAAATCTGGCCACAGGTGAAGGCCTTAAAAAAACAATTGACAAGATCACCGCCATACAGGCAAAAAATGCAGCGGCAGGAAGTAAAGGAGTTGTTCTTGTTACTGATGCAACTGACGAGGTATTGGCATCAGAAGCAAATTTAATAGAAGTGCTTGGCGATAGTGCTTACAATACGCTTGCCGCAAATGCACTAACAGCATTGAACACAGCGCTTGTTGATGCAAAAACAACAGCCAACACGGCTTACGCTGCATTGTAAATTTTAACCGGGCCACCGGGTTACAGGTGGCAATTTTTATATTATGGATGCAAATAATAAATTAAAAGAAGAGGTAGAAACATTCCTGTTGCAAGCGATGTCGGGAATAGACAAAGCTGTGCATGTGATGGTTCAAAAATTAAGTAGTGAAGAGTATGAAAAGGAGGTTGACACACTCATTAAAAGTAATCGCGAAATTAAAAAGGTGTTGAATAAACACTTTGATTTTATTGCAAGAAAAAGAGGAACTATAAATGCCTGAAAAAGAAATTGAAGCTTATCCATTAAGACTATTAATTTAAAAAAAAATGTATGCCAGAATTAGTAAATGCACAAAAGATGAAAGAGGTAGCTCAAAAAATAAAAGAAGAGTTACCGGATAAAGGATTCGCCCTGGTAGTATTTGATTTTGGTGAAGGCATGAGAGATTTTAATTACATCGGGAACAGCCGACGGGAAGACATGATAGAATGTTTTGAAGCGCTGTTATTAAAATGGAAAAATCAAAAGGTAACAGACAATTAATGCCGCACCAAGCGATCATATTACCCATTAAACCGCAACTAAAAAAAGTACCTTCTAAACAGGCACCGGTAAAATTATTATTGCCACCGGTGGATAAATCTTTCTTACATTCATTGGCTCAAATTTTTGTAACCAAAATTCTGCAGTCATGAAAAAAGCGATAGCATACAAACGCATCTCTACAAAAGATCAAAGTAATTTTTCTTTACCCGGCCAGGAGAAACATATAAATGAATTTGCTGCCGCAGAAAATATAACAATAGTTGGCAGCTTTACTGATGATGGCAAAAGTGCAAAAAACTTTGACCGCCCTGACTGGAAGTTGCTGGAAGCCTTTGTACGTGAGCATCACAGGGATGTTGATTATTTAATTGTAATTAAATACGATCGCTTTAGCCGCAATGCTGCACAAGGTTTACAAAAAATAGAATGGCTGGAACAGAAGTATCGCATCATGATCCTAAGTGTTTTTGAAAGAATGCTTATTGATTATGATTCTCCATTTTATTTTAAGCAACGTGCCGACATGCTTGTGTCTGCAGAGTTTGAATTGCGTGTGATCCGCGACAGGACAAAGTTTGGAATTCACAATGCATTAAGCAGCGGAAGATTTATAAATATGGCGCCGTTTGGATATCGCAATGAACGTGAAGGGAAGAAAGTACCGGTGATAAAAATTGTTGAAGAAAAAGCTTTGATAATAAAGAAGATCTTCACGATGTTTTTAGCGGGCAGTAATAAAATTGAAATATTTAGATCTGCAAAGCTCGCCGGTTTTACCAGGACATCACACAGCGCCATCCCGGACGTTTTAACCAACTGCGTTTATGCAGGATTGATCTATGTGCCGGCGTACAAAAAAGAAGCTGCTAAATATGTGAAGGGTGTACATGATGGAATTATTGATGAGCATACATATTGGCAAGTGCAGGAACGCCTTGGTAATACTTTGCAGAAAAGAAATGTGCTCAATCCGGAAGTGCATTTACGTGGTGTGTTAAAACACTCATGCGGAAAATTATTAACGGCAGGTAACAGCCGCAGCAAGAGCGGAAGATATTATTGGTATTACAAATGCAATGATCATCGGGAAACAAATTATTCAGCAAACAAAATTCATTTGCAGTTTGATGAAGTACTGCAACATCTTAGCCTCAGTGATCAGCACATAAATTATTTGACTGAGGCGGCGCATGAAGAAATGAAAATTCAATTGCAGGACAGGGATAAAAAAATAGTTCAATTAAGAAAAGAGTTACAGGCTGCAATGAAAAATATTGATAACCTGGAAGAGAAATTTATTACAGGGGATCTTGCACCGGCAACTTATAAAAAATGGTACAGCAAATATGCAGCGGCAGAAAGTTCCATCCGTCACCAGTTGGCCGAATTAGAAAAAAATTCTGAAGACAAATGGAATTTATTTTATACCGAATTACCGAAGCTTACGGATATGCAGTACCTGTATCAGGCAGCAGATCTATCACAGAAAAGAACATTTGTGCGCCAGGTGTTCAACTCACAACTGTCGTATGTGGATGGTATCTATAGAACACCATTTCTGTTACCATTGCTTAGTCACAACACATTGATTTTAAAACAAAAAGGGCTGCTCATAGTTGAACAGCCCCCGCAATTAGTTGCAGTAAATGAAGGAAGTACCCCGAACCGGAGTATAATTGAACTCCACTCCTCTTTTCTACAATTAGTTGCGGAAATTAAAACCGCTTAGTATGGCAGAATCATTAGTATTAAAAGGAAATGCAGAAACAATAATACAGGTGAAAGATCTTGTAAAAAAGTTAAATGGAAGTGGCAAATACAAGTTCCACTATGATTATTCCAACAAATTAGGAAGGGCCAAAATAGTCATTGATGCCACTGATCCTATGCATTTTTATATGCTTGGCGTTTTTAGCCAGGATATCATGAAAAAACTATTTAATGAAAAACTTAGTAGGACAAACGGTTCGGATATCTCCCCAGGACAAATCCAGGGGCGGTAACAACACACGAACGGTAAAAATTATTTATGAATTCCATGATGATGATAATGTGCGCTGGTATAATGTGCAGGAAGAAGATAAAAATTTTGCTGCAAATGCAGATATCTATGATCACCTTTTTTTGCGCACCCGGGATAAAATTTTACCTAAGAGAACAAAGGATGTGATTCACAACACGAGTAATGTTAATTATAAAAAATAAAATTTATGTGTAAATGTATTGAGAATACTACCCAGCTTGCCTCTAAAAAACTTGTTACAGAAGTTGAAAAAGGCAGTACAGTTTCTGAATGGATTAATAAAGGAAGTTTTGAAAATAAAGGACTTAGTTTATCAGGTGGCCCTTCTAAAATTTCAATGCCATTCATCATTAAATACATTCGAAAAAAAGTAAACGGAGAACCTGAAAAAAGGGAAACTACAGCACATACTTATATCTATCTATCATTCTGTCCATTCTGTGGAGAAAAATATAATTAATGAAGCGGCCACACTTTCTTAACCAGGATAAAAGGATTTTTTTAATTCACAAGCATTATACTAACCCTGATATTAAAATTTAATTTCTGATGACCCAACCTCCAAACCTAAATGCTCACTTCATCACGCTACAGAAAGATGCAGTGCTATGGAAGGCTGAAAAGCTTTGGCAAAAAGCAAACGACCCGGACGAGCAGGCCATGGCCATGGACGAGCTCGTAAAAATGATGTGCTGCATAAGCAATGATACAAAGCGCACCTACTATATCACTGATGTACAAAAAGTAAATAAAATAAAAAACCGCCTCTTAGAAAAAAATGTAAAAGAGGAATTGCAACTGCAGAAAAAAAAGCTTGAAGAAAAAATAAACCGTGCCCGGCTGGAGCAGGAAAAAATATCTGCAGAAGATGTTGGGCTGGTAGAAGGTTTTAAAGGCGCTGTGTATGATGCAATAAAATATGGCATCTACGAGCATGAGGGAGTGTACTTCACCAGGGGAACAAAGGGAAGTGATTACCCGGTGTCAAATTTTACAATGAAAATATTGTATCACGTAGATACAAGTGATGATGCGGCTTTCAGGCTTATCGCTGTAAAAAATGTTTACGGGTTTGAAGTAACAATAAATTTAAACACTGATGATTTTGTAAGTCTTGGTGCATTTAAAAAAGTATTGGCCCGGCGTGGTGATTATATTTTTAAAGGCGCTGACAGTGACCTTAGCCGGCTGCAGGAATATCTTCAAAAAGATGAAATAAAAACCATCTATGTAAAGAGTTTAGGCTTTCATAAACGTGGCCAGTTCTGGGCCTGGGGAAATGGAATAATGCCGGTGATAGATACTCCCGATGTACCCACGCAATTTTTAGAAGTAGATGAATATGGCATCGTTCCCTTTGGAGAAAAAAAATATTTCATTCCCGCCTGCAGTAAAATGTATGAGGACAAAGATGAAATGTTTGTGAATGAGAAAAAATTTATTTACATCGAGCCGGTGAAAGATTTTGGATTTAATGAGTGGAGCAAACTGGTTTATAAAACCTACGGAGAAAAAAGTATTGTGTCCATTCTTTTTTATGTTGGATCTCTTTACCGCGATATTGTGATGAAGCACCTGCAGCGCTTTCCGATTTTAAATTTATTTGGCCCTCCCGGAGCAGGTAAAGGACAGATGGCCGAAACAATTCTTAGCATGTATGGCACAAAGCAGGATCAGATAATGCTTGGCGGTGCCAGCACTGTTGTTGGCTTTATGCGAAAGTTTGCACAGCTCATCAATGGCATTGTGTGGCTTGATGAATACAAAAATAATTTGCCCGTAAAATTTATTGAGAGCTTCAAAAATATTTATGATGGCAAAGGGTATGAACGTGGAAAAATGACGAATGATTTTACAACAGAGAGCACGCCGATCAACAGCAGTTGCATTCTCTCCGGGCAGGATCTTCCAACAGTGGAACCATCACTGTTTATGCGCTGTGTGATGCTGGCATTTGAAGAAGGAAAATTTACAACAGAGCAAAGAGAAAATTTTCAAAAATTGAAATCGGAATATGAAAGCGGCGGACTGAGCTTCATCACAGCAGATCTTATCCGGTACCGGAATATTGTGCAGGAAAAATTTAAAGAGCAGCAACAATTAATTTTTAAGCAAACAATAAAAGACGTTGCAAATGTAGAAGTGGATGACCGAATGATAATGAACATCAGTATTTTTTTAACGATGATGAATGTGTTGCAGGAGGTTGTTGAATTTCCTTTTACATACGCAGCCGCAAAAGCTTTTTTAATTGCAAATATGTTGCAGCAGCACAGCATACTTGCCGGCAACAACGAGGTTGCAAAATTCTGGGACGTTGTAGAGCAGTTGCTGCACCAGGATATGATCTTAGAAGGAAAAGATTTTATTTTTGAAGATGGATATCTTTTCATCCGCATACAGCAGGTACACCCGCTTTATCAAAAAGAATTGATACAGCGCCGGGACATGACCGGCTTATCAAAAGCAACGCTCGATTATTATTTGCAGCTTGATAAATCTGCTTTTAAAGACCATGTAAAAAAACGATTCTCTGACGGAAGTAACACCTGGTGTTTTCAAATGAAATATGAAAAGCTGAACATTGATCTTATTAAAATGAAGAAAGGTGAAATGCAAACGATTGAGCAATTTAATTCGGCTCTCAATGAAAAATATAAAAATGCCGGCATTGAAAATCCTGATTTTAAAGAGAGTGAAGAGTTACCATTTCCAATAGAAAAAACAGCATAATTATGGATCTATTTACAGAAACAATTCGTAAAGGATGGTGGCAGGTTTTAAATGATCTGCTGAAGTCTGAATTATTAAAGAGCGGCCAGCATTTCCTGGTGGAAGATGACCGGCTGTATGTAAGCTTTGGCCCGGTGTTTACTTTGTTCGTAAACCACATAAGGCTTACCAACCAAAGGGCTGATCTGCTGGTGCCGTCGGTATATATTCGTAAGGCTTTGATTATTGAAGATGGTTTTTTATACCAGCAACGCAAGCGGATGAGCGATACAGTAAATGTAAATACGCTTGTCTTTGTATGGAACAACCAGCTACGGCCACCGGGAAAACTTATTTTTTTGGATCAATCGAAAATTTTGCAGAAAACAGAAAAAAAGCTTGGAACACATGGAACACGTGGAACAAATTTATAAATCTTTAAATATCAATGAACTATAGAACTGACTACGGGGGAAAATGTTCCATGATGTTCCACCATGTTCCACCATGTTCCACTGTTCCACTGTTCCATGAACAAAAAACAGGTTTGGAACAACATTAAAAAAAAAATTATGAGTAAAAAAGATCGGATTACCATCATCATCGCTATCCTCGGTTTTGCCGGAGGAATGTACTTTAAAACATTTTTGGGAGGCATGGTTTCAGGCTTTTGCCTGTGCCTGATTTTATTTTCCATCCTGGGAAAGATCCTTTATTCCAAAGCAGCCAGGAGAATGGATAAAAAAACGGAGGAGATTATAAATGGAGAAGATGGCTAACGGGCGGTCAATAGGAAGGTTGATTTATCCTGAATTAAAAAGGTAGTAGCCATTGCATTTAACGGTAGGTATTGCTGCTGTGTAGAACCGCAGCCGATTGAAAAACAAATTTAAACCAAACGATATGAAGCAAATAGAATTACGTCCAGCCGGGCATAGCAGCAATACCCTTTTTAGCAGAAGCCAATTTAAGCCTATCCTTTTCTCCACGCCTATGGTGCAAGCTATCCTTGCAGGAAGGAAAACACAAACCAGGCGAATAATTAAAGAAGCGAATGGTTGGGATATTAATTGGAAAGTGATGCCGATTAAAGAAGAACATTTGGACGGCGTACAGCGATACGAAATAAGGTGTGGCACTCAATATCATTTACCCTGGTTCAAAGCTAAATGCGAAGTTGGAAATATTTTTTGGGTACGAGAAACATTTACAATTATTGACTGGTGGGAAGATTCAAAAGCAGTGCAAATAATGTATGAAGATGCAAAGACGGCTTTAAAAACATTAACTGATATTGAGTGGAAAAAGTTTGAAAATTGGGATAATAAATCTGAAAGAAAACCATCTTTATTTTTATTCAAATCTTTAAGCAGAATTTTTTTAGAAGTAACAGATATACGGGCAGAAAGGCTGCATGATATTACTGGTGACGATGCTCTTTCAGAAGGTGTAAAAAACCTTGAAGGAACAATTCTTTGGTATAATTACGTTCAGGATAGGTTCACTTGTGGAAGTTCTATTGAAAGCTATAAATCATTATGGCAAAAAATTAACGGTGTTGAAAGTTGGGAAGAAAATCCAATAGTTTGGGTCGTAACTTTTGCCACAGCAGAGTGTACGCAAGGTTTCTGCTAACAATCGAATTGCTACGATTGCAAAAGAAACATTTAAATAATAATTTTTTTATGGAAGCACAAAAATTAAAACTGCCGAATGAAAATAATTGCCTGGCATGCGATGCATTCATTGTAATAAATTTTGCACCAAAGGATTTTGTGAAAGAAGAGGACCTTAAAAGAATTTATTTTATAAATAATGAATTCAATGCGCAGATTGTTGATCTGCAAATATTGTCGTTTGATCAATTGAATGTTTGCAGTCACATCACCTTACCGGCAACCGGCTTAGAAGCGCATGAATGGCGGCTTCTGTGGAAACAAAAAAATCCTGCAATAAAACCTGAAACAAAAATGTGTGTGTACTATTATAAAAAATTGAAGTAATTAATCTATCTTAGGACAGCCCTCAACTAACCCGCTTAATGAAAGGTTGTATTCCTATTGAAATACCCACAAAGAGTTACATACGTGCATACATCATTGCGCAGCTCGGCGAAAAGCCGTTGATGAATACAAGCCATAACATCGGTTTAAAAATGTATGACCTTCTGCATCACAAAACAAATGAGCAGGATAAAAAATTTACTGCTGAGAACACCCGGTATAATGCAAAAATAAAAATCTACATCAACTACAGTTTATTTAAGCAACGTGGTTTTATTCTTAACAGCACACACACAAAAAATTTTAATTTGTTTGTAGAAGAAGAAGTGAAAACAAGATTTCATTTTTTGATGGATTTTTTTTGCGAGATACTTCCGAGCTTTGAAGCGAACCTTCCGGAGGTGCGTAGAAAATTAGGAATTGATTTGGAAGCGTGGCCGGATGACAGTATGAAAAAAGATTATTACCGTTACCGGTTGCGAACACGAAAAGAAATTTTTTATAAAAATAATGATGCCAATGGGGACAGGTTCACAACTCCGTTTTAGCGAAATCTGTACGCAGAATGTCCCCAGGTAAAAAATGCCATTTTTGCAAAACTTGTACGCAGAATGTCCCCAGGTGCAATCTTCCAACTATCTAATCTAATTTTGTAAACATGAAACCTGTATATGGCGATATTAATTTACAACCGGGTGCACACGTTGGCGGCCTGGTTCAGGTTTTGTTAGCGCCTATTGAATGGCTTAATGATGATGTACTGATTGATTTTGATACACGCAGTGTAGTTGCACCGGCAGCTTTAAAGGCAGGCCGCAACTGGCTTTTAATAGAATTTACTCCACAAAGCTATGATTATATTGAGACCGATAAAGACAGTGGCAGCGGATCGTATAGTGAGATAGCGCTCAGCGGCACCATTAATAAATATAATGAAGCGGTACAGCAGCAGCTGGAGACAATGCGGTATCACCAACAGGTTGCAATATTAACTGACCGCAACAAACGTAAAAAAATTGTTGGCAATACTGATGCAGGCCTGCGGCTTTTAAAAGTTCATGAAATAAAAAATAATCCTAACGGAAAACAAAGTGCAGACCTGATTTTCCGATTAGATAGTGAAGAAGCTGCACCCTATTATTTATCTGATATTTCTGCCTTCCTTGCAGACAGCCACCGCCTTATTGATGATGATGGCGCATTTATTCTCTACGAGTAATCCCTTCTTTTTTGTCCTTTAATTGATTGTTGCTTCTATGCATTTTTGGTAGCATAAAAGCATGGACAAGAAAAAAACATATTTAGGCATTAAGGCATCTATTGATAATTCTATACTGGAATTATATTTTACTGACTATATATATGACGGCATTGATTGGTATACCTGGGAAGAAACAAACATGGTGCAGGATACTATTGATAAAATAAAAGCCGCCAATCCTACCACGATAAAAGTTACCATCAATTCTTTGGGCGGTGATGTGATGATAGGGCTTGCTCTATACAATTATCTTAAAAATTATAAGGCCGATGTTGAAGTAGAAATAATAGGCTTTGCAGCATCTATCGCATCTATAATTGCTATGAGTGCCACTCCGGGAAAATTAAAGATGGCAAAGAACAGCTTCATGATTCTTCATGGGGCATCAATTTGTTGCGTTGGTAATGCAGAAGATATGAGGGAGACTGCAGATGTACTTGATAAGATCTCCGGACAGATGGCAGAAATATATGCAGCCTACTCGGGTAAAACTGCTAAATATTATACTGACATGTGGAGTGATGGCGATGACCATTGGCTTACTGCTACCGAATGTAAAGCTGAGGGACTTGCTGATGAATTAATAAATGCAACACTTGCTACAGCCCGCGTTAACCTTGCTTCTTCAGGCTTTAAAAATATTCCTACCGGATTAATTACTAATAATAAAAAACCAAATATTACTATGGCATTCGAAAAAACTTTAAAGGCTGCAAAAGCGCAAAGCTTCGCGGTTGTTGATGGCGGTTTTCTTTTAAGCGAAAATGATCTTAATAACAATGATGCAGAAATTACCCGGCTGGATGCAGCAATAGATTCTGCCAACCTGCTTAACCAACAAGGGCAGTCAGAAGTTACAAAAATTACTGCAGAGTTGGCCACAGCCACCACTGCCAAAGATGCAGCAGAAAAAGCGGTAAAAGAAAATGCAGCAACTATTACTACCCAGGCTGCAAAGATTGTTAAGCTGGAAGCTGAAGTAGTAAAGCTTGGCGCAGGCGCCAGCGGCAACGGAACCCCTGTACCCGGTGCAAAAAAAGATGAAGTAATTACTGATACAAAGCCGGGAGCAAAAATAAGTTTGATGCATCCTGATCATCCTATTAACCAGGCAGTGACAGCAAGGCTTCCAAAGAAAGTTGAGCAAAAATAATATCCAATAATATTCTTTTAAAAATCTTTTACTAACCAAAAAAAACTATCAAGATGGACCTGAATAAAATTGAATTAACGATTGATGATGTAGTTGATGCCTGGGGCGAATACTACCTCAACAGCGGACAGAACATGACCAACCTGCACATGCTTCCATTTGAAGAATACGACAGCATGACGGCGGGAACGGTTATAGAAACTGACCAAACAGTTTTGCGTGAGGCTAATGTTGACACTGACGAAGTGTTGCAACAATACCAGGATGATTTTACCAGCAAAGGAGGCGTAAGCTTTAAGCCGGTGGAGATCTTTCTGCAGAACATCAAGATTGATGTGGGTATTATTCCGCATAAATTAATTAAGGCCTGGACAGGCTTTTTAACCAACAGCAGCAACTTGCCGGAAACATATCCATTTATACAATGGCTTATTGAGCAGTATTTGCTTAAGCAGGGCAAGCAGGATTTTGAATTGAAAAGTATTTACGGCGGCGTGTATGAAGCGCCTGCAGAGGGTGTTGCAGGTGACCCAACAAAAGTTATTGACGGGATAAAGATAATACAGGACAGGCTTGTAGCTGCCGGTAAAATTGATGTGCTTACTACAGGAGATCTTAGCGCAATGACTGCGAAAGATATGGTTACTGCTCTTGAAGATCTTTTTGTAAAAGAGATCCCTGAAAAATACCGTTACAATTACCAGCTTGAGCTGAGCATGAGCAGAACGCTTAGGGATAAATTTAAGCAGGGTATGCGTGATAAATACAATGTGTATTATCAGCAGGTGGGTGCGCCATTGCTGCAGTTCATGGATTTTGAAAACATCACGATCGTAGGACGTGCATCTATGATCAATCAAAAACGTGTGTGGACAACACCTAAAACCAATTTATTTTTCCCTGTTAAAGGCTTTAGTAACAGGAATGGTTTTGATGTTCAGAAAGTTGACCGTAAGGTTAAGTTCCTTACAGACTGGTGGCAGGGTGTTGGTATAATACAACCGGCATTAGTGTTCATGAATGAAGGGGAAGCGGCGTAAAGAACACCCCTCTATCTCCCCTAAAAGGGAGGACATGGAGAAGATCTTTTTATTAAAAATAAATTTTATAACATCTTCCCCTGGGTAACACCGGGGGAAGAATAAAAAAAACAAAATGGCGAAAGCAATTTTAACTACCGAGCAGCAACTTACGGCCAGTAATGACCAGGTTGATCAACTGACAAAAGAAGTAGAAGAAAAGGATAATGAGATCGCTTCTTTAAAAGAAGAGATCGCATCGCTCGGCAATGTTGTTACAGAAAAAAAACAACCGAAGGCGGAAAAGAAAACGCCTGTAATACCTGATCCTGTTGATGTTGACGGCACAACGGTAAAATTTAATTTTCCTTGTTTCCGGTTTGGCGGCAACCGTTACGAAGCGGAAGATGCAGCAACTGACCAGGAACTGATGCGCAAAATTCTTGCAACGAAAGGGCAGGGAATTTTAAAAATAATGGCATAAACCCTCTATCTCCCTAAAGGGAGTAACACGGGAGATTGAAGT